AAGATACAGATGTTCCAACTGGTCAAGGATTTAGTAAATCTTTGAAATTTGATTGTACAACAGCAAATGCTTCTCCTAGTGCTGGTCATTACCTTGCAATTACTTATAGGATAGAAGCTCAAGATTTACAGCAGATTGCTAATGGCACTTCAAACGCTAAAAAATTGACATTAAGTTTTTGGGTTAAGTCTCCTAAAGCTGGTGTTCATGCTGTTGGATTATATAAACAAGATAATACTGCGAGACAAAATACTAAAACTTACTCAGTAAGTGTAGCCGATACTTGGGAAAAGAAAACAATAACTTATGATGGTGATACAGCAGGTGGGGGTATTACTGACGATAATGGACTGGGTATTCAAATTGATTGGCATTTGATGGCTGGTTCAGATTTCACCTCTGTAGATAGTACTTCTTGGGTTAACTATTCCGATTCAGCTTGGGCTTATGGTCATGCTGTTAATGTTGTTGATAATACTGCTAATAATTTTTATCTTACAGGAGTTCAGTTAGAAGTAGGCAGCGTGGCAACAGATTTTGAGCATAGGTCATACGGTCAGGAGCTTGCTTTGTGTCAGAGGTATTTCTATATGCACGTTGCTGGTACTAACGTAAATGGAAATGACGAAGATAAGGCAATTTGCACAGCAGTTAGATGGGATAACAGCAATTTTTATGGTACGATATTTTTTCCTGTTTATATGAGAGCTAAACCAACAATTTCTAGTTCTCTTGGTACAGACAGAATGTTATTTTATAAAGTTGGTAGTACAGATGGTGTTGATAGTATAGGTATTCAAGAGATGGGATATGCAAATGGTGTTTTTAGTTTTTCTGGTGGTTTAACTTCATCTGCTCCAAATGGGTGGATGGTACTTAACAACAATGATGCTTACATAGGTTTTACTGCGGAGCTTTAAATTATGAGTTACAAATTTGCAAACAATTTATTAGGCGAACAAGTTGCCATAATAAAAACAATTTCTAAAAAGGTGGATAGCGAAACAGGTAACTACTCTGATGTAACATTACAAATTCCTATAGACCCAGATAACATTGACTACCAAGAGTACCTTGAGTGGGCTAAGACCAACACAGCCGAAGCTGCTGACGGATTAACTTGGGATGACATTAGGTTAAAAAGAGATTTAATATTACAATCTACAGACTGGACAATGACAACTGGTGCAACTGTAGATCAAGCTCAGTGGGCTGCATATAGACAAGTCATAAGAGATATTCCTCAGACTTATAAAGATAAAACTCCTGATGATGTTGTTTGGCCGACTCAACCATCTACAAAGGGACCTAACAGTTAAATTTTTTAAAAAATAAGTAATAATTTTCAAAAATTAGCCTCTGTAAAATAGAAGAAGCAATAAAAGATTTCAGTAAGCATGCCGTATATAGGTAATAATCTCAGATCGAATAATGCGTATAAGACGATAGATGATATATCGAGTTCTTTCAATGGAAGTACTACATCATTTTCTCTCTTAGTAGGTGGATCTTCTCCTACACCATTTCCAAAGTATGAAACTCAATTAATAATATCTGTTGGTGGCGTTATCCAAGAACCTGATTCTTCGGGAACAACAGGATTTCAACTATCAGGGACGAATATAGTTTTTAGTTCTGCTCCAGCTTCAGGTGAAGATTTTTTTGGAGTAATACTTGCAAGTGCAGATTATTTAAATGCTGGTGGAACATTTCCAGACGGTACAAATTCAGTTCCAAGCATTACGTTCTCCGACGATACCGACACAGGATTCTACAGAGTAAGTTCAGGACTAGTAGCTCTTTCAGCCAACGGAACAAAGAGTTTTCAATTTCCATCAGGATTAGGAAGTTCAGGACAACTACTTACCACCAATGGTGCAGGCGTTATCTCATACACAGATCCCCCTTCTGGAGCAACTGGTGGTGGATCTGACAAGGTGATAATGGAAAATGGAACAACAATAACGACTAACTATACGATTGGTACTACATTCGGAGCTACCTGCAATGCTGGTAGTTTTGGACCGATTACAATTAACGCAGGTGTGACCCTCACGATACCTAGCGGTTCAGTTTATACGGTGGTTTAAACTATGCCTATTACATTAAATGGATCAGGAACAGTTACAGGAATCTCGGTAGGAGGTTTACCTGACGGAATAGTAGATCGTGATACTTTAGCAACACAGGCTAAAGGAAGTGTTCTTCAAGTCGTTCAAGATACTAAAACAGATACAGCAAGTGCTACCGTAGCTAGTGGTGGTGTTTGGAATCTTAGTGATCCTATAGCTTCTATAACACCTTCAAGTGCAAGTAACAAAATATTGGTAGAAGCAACCGTTAATGTTGGAATTAACGTAGATAGTCATGGTCCAGCTATGACTGTTTTAAAAGATGATGCATTAATGTTTGTTGGTGATGCAGACGGTAATATGCAAAGAACAACTGTTCAAACTTATCATAATATCCAATACAGAGCTTGTTTTCTACATTTTAGCTATTTAGATACAGCAGGAAGTACTTCAGCGATTCAGTACAAGATAAGATTAACTCATGATAGTGGAGCTTCTCAAACTATGTATCTAAATAGAACAGTAGCTACAGACAATGTTGATGACAGACATAGACATGCATCAAATATTATTTTAACGGAGATAGCAGCATAATAATTGATATGTTTAGCTCCTCTAAAATAAGTAAATAAAGGATTTTTTGATATGGTATTAGACCACGAAGCAATTTATAAGGCATACTCAGGCACAGTTGTCATGATTGATGATGGCAAAGGAGCATTCGATGCAAGTGGTAATTCAGTTACTCTTGAGCAATCTAAAATAGATGCTGCAAGAACTACATTAAATGCTGAAGCTGCCGCCATTAAGTACAAAACTGATAGAACAACTAATGGTTCTAAAACGTATGACTCTTATGGTAATCAGCTCGACATGATTTACAAAGATTTAGTCGCTGGTAAGTTTGATACAACTGGTACTTGGGCAGCACACATTAAAGCTGTTAAAGATGCAAATCCAAAACCATGAGTTCAATAAAATTAACGGCTGATTCTGGAGGAGGAACCTTTGAAATTAAGGCTCCATCTTCTAGTGGAAATACAAGAGTATTAACTTTGCCAGATACAGGCAACATTACAGTACCTGATACAAACGGAATAACAGTGCATGATAATTGGTATGTAGGTGCTGGGTTAGATCCCGCTGATGGTTCAAATGTTATTACTGCAAACTGGACTAGAGATACTCGTACTTCAGTAGGGTCTATTGGTTCAGCGATGACTCAAAGTAGTGGTTTATTTACTTTCCCTTCTACAGGTATATATCATATTCACATCGCAGGTGGTTTTTATAGAAATAATACCGATGACCACAAGTATTTAGGTTTTACAATAGAAACCACTGTTAATAATGGTGGAGCTTATGAAACATCTAACTCTTCATATCAGTTTCTTGATGGTTTAGGTGCTTACACTTACAACCAAGTTGAATGTGAATTTGTATTTGATGTAACTGATGTATCACAATGCAAGGCACGATTCAAAACTGAGGCTGCTGGCAGTGGCTCAACAGTAGTTGATATTGGTGGTAGACGCTTCAGTGTTTGCTTTACTAGATTAGGAGACACATAATGAGAATAGACGGAAGAGCAAACCACATAGAAGATTACCTTGTAACTGTTAGAACAGGACAATGGTTTGGATGGAGTGACCCAACTAATAGGATTTACGGAAATCTAATAGTACACGACGGAGGTTCTAAACCTACTGAAAAAGAATGTACTGACGGATTAGCTGCAATGCAAGCAGCTTGGGATCTAGAGAATGATTCTTACAGATCTAAAAGAAGAGAAGCTTATGATACGTTACCAAATCAATTGGATCTACTTTGGCATGCAATAGATGCTGACACGGATTTGAAGTCTAAGTTTAGTGCATTTTATAATTCTATTAAAGAAGTGAAAGATGCCAATCCCAAGCCGTAAATTATGACAAGTAAATTAATAGTTAACAGTATCAGACATACAGGAGCATCAGCAGATGCACTTACTCTTGATAGTAATGGTGGAGTAACAATACCAACAAAGAAACTAATTTGTCCAGGTACAGTTGTTCAAGTTGTTTCAACAACAAAAACTGATACTTTTTCAGAATCAAGTGTAGCTGAAGGAGATCATACTGCTGCAGCAATAAGTGTGACAATTACACCTTCTGCTGCCTCAAGTAAAATTTTTGTTATGGCTGCTTTGAATATTGGTTTAGATAATGATAATGAAGTAAGTTTTGCTTTTTATAGAGGTGGAAGTATTCTTACAGGTGCTATTGGTGATGCTGCTGGTAGTAGGACGAGAACAGGTTTTGGTGGGAGGAATCATGCGACTTCAACTACAGAAGGAGTTTCTGGTTTTTATTTAGATTCACCAAGTACAACAAGTGCTACCACTTATGATTGCAGACTTTCTCATGGAGGTAACGGAGGAAATAGAATTATGTATTTAAACAGATCACATGTTGATACTGACGCAGACCAAGATTCAAGATTTGCTTCTACAATTACAGTCGTAGAGATAGCAGCTTAGACTGGTTAGTTTATAGAAATCGCAGTAGAATAAAAATATAAGATTTTTTTTAAAAAATGCAGAAAATTATTAACGCAATAGCTGTTGCTTCTGGTGTAGTTTCTTTGACCGTTGTAGGGGCTGGTTTAGGTATTTATTTAAATAAGGATGCAATCGTTAAAAGTGTACAAGAAAAGGCGTTAGAGGCTGTTACAGGTAGCCTTGGGAAGTCCATAGGGGATTCAATACCATTACCAGATAAAACAGGTAATGTAATTCCTAAGATGGCTCCTCCAACTGATCCACCTAAGCTTTAAAATTGTCCGAAATAAATCAAGTAAATATAAATAAATTAGAGATAATTCCTATCAATAGTTATATTCATACGCCTATACAAAACATACCTTTTAACCCTCCTGTAACTTTGACTATTGGAAATCCAATTATTCAAGTACCAGGCTGTGTTGTATTTAACCCTGCTAATGAAAAATCAATAAAATTAGTAACTGAGGATGATAGAGGAAACAGAGTTTTATGTGATGGAACTGTTCCCTATTTTTTTCCTATGGATTATGTTCCTGAAGATTTAGTTTTTGTAGAAGATGTAGCTCCACCTAATGTAACTACAGCACCAGAATTAGAGACTCCTCAGCCTAATTTAGATAACCTTCCTCCACCACAAAAAGAAGTTGACTGTCCTGCCCCAAACCAACCGAGAGTTGGAGACATAACACGTAATGGAGAAGAAAAAGTTGTAGGTCATGAACTTAGTGCTGATAAAAAAACTTGCATAGTTTTGTATGAACCGACCTCTACAGCTGATAAATATTTACCAAATCCATCTCAAATTAGTACAACAGCTGCAATTGCTGTAGTAGCAACGGCTTCAGCAGCAGCAACACCCTTATTATTAAGATTAATAAAACCATTAATAAAGCAGTTATCTAAGAAAATTAAAGGTTTTTTTGGAAAAAAAGATAGAGAAAGATTTAAAGGATTAAAGAGAAAAAAGAAACTTATTTCGGAATCTCATGCTGATGATTAGGTATAACCCCATGAGGATTTGCAACTACGATATCGGAACAAATCTGAGCAGCTGGACTCGATGGATGAAAGGTTACTCCGAGTCTTTCTTGTTCAGCACAATGCTTCAATCTCGATATTTCAAAGTCTAATCTTTTATTGGCAACCAACTGGGCATGATATTGATTTTGTATCTCAGCAGAATTTAAACAAGTCTCATTGTGACGCCTATCTAAGGGTATGGTTATGTTCATACTGATACCCCATCCAATACTATGATTAGATTTTTGACCTGTTCTAGTTGGTTTGTAATAAAGTACCGATCCTGGATTGTCTAAGACCCCATCGTTATTAGTATCACTATTATCAAATATTGGATCCATATAATAATCTTCATAAGGTTCTTTCCATGAATCCTGCAATGTGGCAAATGGAGTAATGCTGAGAGTTGCCCCCTGACAAGAGATACCATTTCCGTGACTATTAGTTATATATGGACCCGATAGATTTTGTACAGCCAAATTGGATACGCTCCCGGAAGAATTTGCCACCGGGTTTGCCGTTGCGGACACCCCTCCTACTTCGTTTGCATAGATAGGAGTACTAAATATATTTAAAGCTAATAGTAAATATTTTACTGACTGAAGGTTGAAACTGTGTCTGTGACTGAAGTTACCTCTGTTGTTCTTTGTATTATTGTCTGAGATTTTAGTCCTGGTTGGCTCAGAGTTGTAGTTAATTGAAATGGCTTGGTTGTATCCTTCACCGTAAAGTTTGGCATATTCGTTGTATCTAAGTTTGTCCACGTAGAATTTACACCATTGATTGATTGAGTAGTACTCTGAGCTGGAGGAACCAAACTACTTGCATCTGTACTAATGTTATTACCTGTCACAGTATATTGCCACCCTGTCTGATAATCGATCACATTTATGGTTTCTGTTACCGTAGAGGTGGTTTCTGTATGTGAGGTAAGACTACCAGTCTGAAAGTTGGGAACTACTGGTACGGCTTCTACAGACGCACTCAACGAGCTTAATGCGACCACAGGTATCACACTTTTCAATATTTTCATTATCTTTTTTTCCTTTAACAGCAAAAGCATGATCCTTTAACTTCATTTGATACTAATCTCACTTACAAATTGACCTATTGCACTTGTTCCTGAACCGCCCCCTGTGAGTGTAATTGCTCCATTTGTTGTTATTGTACCTGCAAGGTCGCCTGCTGATCCTGTTGCTGTTGATGTTTGACTACTAAAGTTACCTACTGCCCCAACACTGGGAGCACTTGTAGCAACCGCATCTCCTTGAGTAAAGGATTGCGTAAACGAGAAACTGTTACCAGCCGTCTTTTGTGTAACTTCTAAAGATGGTATTGAGCCTACTCCGCTTGATATGGTTAAACCTCCAATACCATCTGAAACAGCACTGCCTCCAGTTGGTGTGTAAGTTGTGTCTACACCAGAGCCACTCACCGAGTAAGTCGTACCAATTCGCTCAACTTGTGTTGCTGCTGCATTTACCTGAAGTTGTACAGAGCTACTGAGCTTAGAAGTAATATCGCTTTTTGCTACGGGTGCATAAAACAATATCAGTAATGGGATTAATTTCCTCATTTTCTTATACTTATTGTTTTCTATACATAAGTTTACATGAGCGAAACTTAGTATTAATTGGATTATAAAATGACTGAAAATTTAAAAGAGTCTTCTAAATCACAACAGAAGAAAAATGTTTTTGAAAAGGTTAAAGAGAGTATCGATGACAAAGAAGAGCAGCTGGTTATTTTAGGAACCTTCATTCGACTGGGGGTAATGGTCTGGGCTGGATTCATAATTTCTTTGAACTACATCTCTTTGCCAGGTATCTCAAATGATGATGGACCCAAGGACATCACTTTCATAGCCAGCGTTTTTACGGGAGCACTAGCTACATTTTCAGTAGATGTGGGTAAGAAAAAAGATAAGTCTAGTAGAGATGGGGATAAGTCTTCAACGATACCTACTCAAATATTGCGTATCGAACAAGCACCAATTAAGATTATTACTGAGAATAATAAGTGACATGTACTATCGACAGAGAAGAAATTGGACAGTAATAATTTTAGTATCTATTTTGGGGATATCTAATATTTCTTTAATGAATGCTTTAGTTTCTCAAAAGTTTAGAAATCCTTTTCCGAATCTAAATTTACCAGTAGGTCCTTACACAAGTTATAAAGTTGTAACCTCAGAAAATGGATATAGTATTAGCTACCGAGCTAATGATCCAAAAATTCTTATGAGAGATAAACTTATAGATGAAAGTAAAGGTCTATTTAATAAAAAATCTAATGTAGTTCTAAGAGAAACTTATACTATGGATGATTCTGGAGGTTCTAATTCAGTTCAAGAAGGAACTGTAATGACTGATAAAGATATAGCTTGTATAAAGGTAGAAGGAAGCGGAAATGCTACTGGAAGAGTTGTAGGAGCCTCTGTAGGTGTTCAGGTAGCTCCAGCGGTAAGTAATATACCAATAGTAGGTTGGTTAGCGGCAGGACTTGTTACAATGTTTTCTCAAGATAAAGGATCTGAAATAGGAGGAGATATAGCCAGAAATTACAACGACTGTTAGTAGCAGGATAAAATTTAGGAAGCTATACTCAAATTAATAGAATTTTTATTATGGTTTGCAAAGTTTCCTTAGAAAAATTAGATGATACATTAAAGCAACTTGCCGAACAGCAGAGTGCTTTAGCTAATGAAATAAAGTTAAAAGATTTAGAAATTGTTCAGTCAAAAGAATCATATATGAAAGTGTTAGGAGCTATAGAAATTGTTGAATTTCTTAAAAAAGAAGTAGAACATCCACCTGAAGAAGAGGAAAAAACAGGTAATGTAGATATTGGTGAGGTTACATGAGATGTTATCGGAGATGAATCAAGAAAGATATAAAGCTCTTAGATTGTTAGCCGATCATATTCGAACCCCGTCCCGTGATTTATCTTTAAATGCAATATTCAATGATGTAAAGGATGAGGATTTGAAATGGGTGACTGAGAAAATTCATTATTATTTATTAAGATTACTAGAAGAATCGGACTGTGAGATAGAAGAGGAGATCGAGTTAGTTCCATTAATGGAATAAAGGATACATTTGTGCAAGTTTATGCAGCATAGAGTTTTCTCAAAGCTGCATAATATATGATTAATTGCGAGCAAGATTTACTAGTCAACCTGATTGAATTATCTCCTCGCAATGCCCGACGAAAATTTAGACAGTCAATATTTGAGTCATGGGAATGGAAGTGTGCATATTGTGATAAAGAATTAGATACGAAATCTGCGACTATTGATCATATAGTTCCAAAGTATAAAGGTGGTCATAATGTTAAATCAAATATGGTTTGCTCCTGTTCTAAATGTAATAGATCAAAAGGATCTGTACTACTAGAGGATTGGTATAACCCTTTTAATTCTCACTATTCAGAGGAAAGACTTGGTAAAATAAAGCATTGGATAGAAGATAATAGTGCTCCTATTAAGCTTGTATCTTCAGATAAAGCTACTCCGTATATAACAAATGACTTCTACATCGGATGGATCTCAAGCTAACGCCAAAGCGTTCTTAGATGAATATACAGGCAAGAAAGACAAGAGCCAAAAAATTATGGAATATATGCCTGAATTACAAAGGGCACGTATGCCAGATGCTCTCCAGAGAACTGAAGGTGGGCAAGGACAGGATATTAGGACTAAAGTGATGGAAGGTACTATAAAAATTATTTAATGGAAAGTGTAAATCCAAAAGATCGAGCATTTGTTAATGAGTTAATTATCCAATGCTTAAGAGACTCCATGTTCGTTTTAGAAACAACTAGATTAGTTCATTGGGGTTTAAATGGATCTAAATTTTACCAAATTCATCTTTTAACTGGGGACATACAGGATGAGATGCATGCAGGTGTAGATGTTATTGCAGAGCATGCTAGGTCACTTAATATAATGACTCCATTAAGAGTTGATAATTTATTAGGCTCTAGAGTTCAAGAAATAGATATGAGTAATCCATATGATGAAGATAAAATTATCTTAGAATTGAGTGTAGCTCATGATATGATTGCTAATCTTTTTGAAGAATTAGCAAAATATGCTGGTATGATTGGTGATGATCTTACTCAAGATATGGCAGCTGATCGTGGTCGAGAGCATAAGAAACATCAGTGGCATTTACGATCAACACTGACTTATAATTACGAGACACAAACAGATGTCAACGAAAAACAAATCGCAGAAAAGAGCAAAGGCTAAAAAACTTTCGAAAGATCATTTGGAATGTAATAAGCCAAAGAAGACCCCTAGTCACAAGACAAAGTCCCATGTTGTAAAAGCTTGTAAGGATGATGAAGAGAAGATAATTAGATTTGGACAACAAGGTGTTGAAGGAGCTGGTAAGAACCCAAAATCAGATAAAGATAAAGCTAGGAAGAAATCATATTATGCAAGACATGATGCTCAAGATCCAGATCCTGATAAGTTTTCAGCTAGATACTGGTCACACAAAGTTAAGTGGTGATTAGATGACTAAATTACATTTCGGAGTTGCAACAATAGGTTACTTTGGTGCAGCAATATTGACAGGAGGAATGATATTTCTCGGTAACAGTTATCACAGACTTGCTGATACTAACGAAAAACTGTCAGCAGATGTACAATTACTCGTTGAGGCATACTTAACAAGTGATAAGGATTGTTATTTATTAGCACCTAAACCAAACGATTGGCTGATATGGGAAGAGATGCCATACAAAACTTCTCTAAATTAAACTCCAGCTTCTCCACCATTTAGTAATAATATATTTTGAACCTTTAATTGGTGGTAATGCTTCATGCATTGTTTTGTAGTTAGGAAATCCATTTATATATAAGTTATTCCATCCTATTAATAATCCTTTTTTTGGTTTTATTTTTAAGTTTAAATATTTAAAATAAGTTTCTCCTCCTTCCTCTACGTCATTCAAATAAATCATAGTAGTCCAAGTTCTCTGCCCCATCCACTCACAATACGTTTTGAATTCATGATTAAAAGGTGAGAAAAAATCGTAATGTTCTTTGTAGTATTCACCTACTTCATACTTCTGAGCCTGCATTGTTTCACCAAGAAAAGGCTCTAAATTCATTAAGTTGGCTATTTTTCTATCAATACTTAAATAAAAAGGATTTTCAAAATAATTTAGATCTGCAGTTTTACTAGTTCTGTAATTATTTACAAGACATGTATCTCCTTTATCTGCAACGGTAGATGGTCTAAGACCTCTCGATATCATTTGAATTAATTTATCGCATTCATTTTCAGATAGGAAATCTTCCTGTTTATATAACTGTGTAAAAGGGTAGTATATTCTTTGAGTTTTTTTAGTAATATTATTCTTATAAAAATTTTTGTAATTTATTTTTTTAGGTTTTTTCTTGAATTTTGATAAAATTTGTAATTTTTTTATCTGATCATCATTTAAGTTGTATGTTTCTTTAAATTTCCTAGTAACTTGAGTTCTACTAGCACCACTAACAGAAGCTTCCATAAAATATCTAATTAAATCTTCTATTAACATGACAGAGTTCTACTAGTCTTAGAATACAGGTAAATAAGGAAATTTCAAATGGGAACCGTAGTTATTAGTTTTTTCATATTATTTGGGAGCAGTTATGGAATCAGTTCTTTACTACTGAGAAAAAGTGTAAGTCTACAAGATCCGACTTATCAATACCCACATACAACTACAGGTATTTATCCTCCGATTAGGAAAGAGCTTAACATTAAGGGAAGCCCTAAAAGGGTAGATTGGTTTGTGTAATGTTGCTCCTTAATTCACTGTTGGTAATATATGTATAAAGGTTTTAAATTATATGGAAGTCAATCTCCCAGTAGATCAGGAATTTGCAATTCATGCTGCTGCGATCGCAATCCAAACTTTAGACCGAGTAGAGTTAGAAGAAGCATTTATTGAGCTTTTACATCAGAAAGCATTAGATCGTCAGATGTTTTATGGCATCATGAAAGATCATGGAATAGATGCAGACATTCAATTTCAGCTTTCAACTGAAGGTCAAATTACGTAATTATCATGGCTACACGAACAATTGAAGCAACTTTAGATACATTCAGTGTTGATGCTGGATCTGAAATCACATACCTTGGACCTACTACAGCAGGCAATAAAGGTGATGCTGTGAGAGGATTTAGGGTAAATCCTGGAGGAACAGGCGATATTAAAGTCACTCTAGATAGATCAGAAGGCGTTAATACAATTCAGATATTTCAAGAAGATGCTTTTGCAACAGGTAATGCTCCTACTGGCTATCAGAAGTTTTTTGATATAGCTAAAGCAGGAAAAGGTAAAGGAGCTGTTGGTGTTACAGTTTCTAACGCTTCAAAAAATTACGTTGTGCTTTTGGAATTAGATGGGTATTCTGAAGTGAGCTATAACGGATCTGTTGTCGTCCCTTAAGTACTCATTTTTTTCTGAAAAAGGTTATAAATTAACTAAATCTTATACTTCGCCCAGAACATTTTTAGGTTTAGGTCGATATGCAGCTTATAGAGACTTTGGAGAGGAGTCTTGGAAGATTGGATATGGAAGTACCGAATTGAATGGTCATGCACTGACAGCAAAGGACAAGGCTACTCAAGAAGATATAGATAAGCAGTTCTATTTGGATTTAAGAGAATTTTCAAATAAGTTAGGGGATTATGTTTTCGTAAATTTAAATTTGAACAGACGGGCAGCACTTTTGAGTTTTGCTCATAGTATAGGTATTCAATCTTTTAAAAATTGCAAATTATTAGAACTAATTAATAGTTATTCTTCTAAGACAAAGATTATTAAAGAGTGGAGTCCATATATCAATACTTATTGGATGTCTGGAGGTGATTTAATGGTTGCCAGAAGACGTGCTGAAGTCGATATGTATTTTGCTGCAGATAAAGAAATACCTACTTTCTATCGTCATGAATGTCATACTGAGGCGTGTCTATTAAATTTAGTAGAAACTTATAATGGATCTTCTAATCAAATAAAAGGTATTGAATATCTAGAAAAAAAATTTAAAGAATTCGATCCTTCAGGAGAGATTTTACGTCGGTTTTTTCGTTACTGGAACGAGAAGCCAAGTGGTCTAGGATCTCCGAAGCGAGCCAAGGTTGATCTTTAAGATAATCTAGAGCGTCAATTAACTCCAATTCTGGCGTGTAATTATCAATTAGATCTTTATACTCCATTTTCATCCTCCTGTGGGATATCTTTTAAGTGTGCAGAGGGGATTGTTACATGTTTAAAACCCTCATGAAAAACTTTTGGTAAATTTTTCATTTTTTCCTCGTGCATTCCTATTTTAAGCAATACTAAATATCCAATCAAATCATTTATTACATCTTCATCATTTGCAAGAAGTCCAGCACCCTGCATTATTCGATTTAATTTATCGTCAATCCTAACTAATAATTGTTCTACAGGGGATGATTTACTGAAAACTCTACAGGGTTTTAAAGCAGAATTTCCATATTTTCTATTTTTATGAATTAAAAGCTCTTTAATATCATCGCAGACTCCACTAATTTTTATTTCTGATTCTGACATAGTCATGTTGATTCCTCGTAGAATGTCTCTATGAGTAAGTTTACTAGTAGTTACGACGTTGACAATCGTTATAGATTCTATAAGTCACTGAATCCTGATTCGGATATCGGTAAAGAAAGGCGTGGTGTCAGGCCAGGCGTCGATGATGCCTCTCGTAAAATTTTTTTGAAGTCATTTGTTAATACTTTAAATGAAAGTGGGTTTCCAAGACCTGCACAGATAAAAGATCAAGAATTTCCTAGGGATAATTAGCATACTACTTTTCCAATGTGTGAAAAAATTTCAATGAAGTTATCTGTCTGCTGAAATCCAAATTCAAGCTTAGGTAGATAAATAAAATAACCCCAATATACTGGAGAGCTTAATGTATACATACCTTTTCCGTGAATAAGATTAGCTCTATTGGTAGGAAAACAGATCGGATAATCCCACATCTCTGGGCATATTCTCATCATCTCAGGATAAGTAGAAAAAAATAAAGCTTGATGTATATTTCTTAGTTTCCATTCTCTCAATAGTCTTCTAAACCATATGACACTAGGAGCTTTAGCTCCAGTACCAGCTTTTACACTCCATCTCCATGTTCCTCTTTCCTGTAAAAAAGAACAGCGTCCTACTGTAGGTGGAAATAAATAAACGGTTCCAGTCCAAGGATCATCCATATTTAAACCATCATCTTTAGGTGTATATATTTTTTTTGCCTTTAAAAACTCAACATTCGCACTATGTGTTGAGCAAGGATCTAGATCAATATCGCCTAATAATGCGTCTATATAAGGTAAGTATTCACATGGAGTAAGCCAATCATCAGTTAAATCATTTATCTGTTTAGAAAGATATGACTTATTCTTCACATCATT